TTACCTCGGACTCGAGTAGGCGGTCTCGTCGAGGACGGCAAGCACAATTTTTCGTTCGATCGCGTCGAGCGCGGCTTCGACAGCAGCGGGCTCGCGGGGACGGTCGGAGGATTCGAGATACCGAACCATGTGCGAGGCCGTGCTGTGCCCGCGGCTGGCCGCCTTCGAGATCCAGTCGGCGCCGAGCTTCTCGTCGGCGGGCACTCCCTTGCCGGCGATATAGCAGCGGCCGAGCCAGTGCATCGCTTCGGCGTGGTACTGGCGGGCAGCGGCTTCGAGCCACGGCAGCGCGGATTCGGCGTAGTCCTGTGCGAGAAACATCAGCGCGAGGTCGCATTGTGCGTCCGGGTCGCCTGCATCGGCGGCGACGATCAGTTCGCCGTCCTCGGCAGCGAGACGCAGCCGGGACAGTGCGGTTGCATCGTCGAGCGCGATGCCCGTCCGCTCACCCGAACCGGTCGAGATCGCCCGAAGGTGCCCGTCCGCTACCCGCCTCCACAATGTGCGCTTACTGAGTCCAGAGAGGGACGCGGCCGTGTTGATGGAGATGTAGTGCATGTGCGCTCGGTCGGGCTGGCTGAGGAGAATATAGTTTATCCCCTCGCGCGAAACGCGGGGAGCGGCTGCGCGCGGCCGCCGTGCAACTGCGTTTGTGACACAGGGGGGTGCGACAGGCGGCACCTTTGGCACGGGTGGGTGTGCCACCGCTCCGCTCTGTCACACCCTTAAATGCCACCTGGCCCAGAAAATAGGACGCCTCGGCCCTGGCACGCCCCTTGCGATGCCCTTGCCAAGCGGGTTTTCCGTGGCACATCTCGAAAGGGGAACATCATGAAAAAGGTTCAACAAGGCTTTACGCTGATCGAACTGATGATCGTCGTCGCGATCATCGGCATTCTGGCGGCGGTCGCGCTGCCGGCTTATCAGGATTACACGGTCCGGGCGCGAGTTACTGAAGGGTTGGGGCTCGCTTCGGCAGCCAAGGCAGCGGTTGCAGAAACATTCGTCAGCCAAGGCGCCGTGACTGCAGCCACGTCCGGATGGACGTGGAGCGGCTCGACTGACAACGTTACCACCATCGCGATCGAAGACGGCACGGGGGTAATCACGATTACCTACGCCGCGGCAACGGGCGCAATGAGCGGCAACGACATCACTCTAACGCCGACGGTTGGGGGCAGCGCGCTGAATGCTGATCCGGTGCCTACGGGCAACATTGAGTGGGCATGCGCGGTCGACGATGCTGCTCGAAATGGCCTCGTCCCGGCTAACTGCCGCATCTAAACACGAGATCGATTTCCTAGCTTTCCTCTAGGAGTAAAAGAGACCGCCGCGGCGGTCTCTTTGCTTTTGGGCGTCTCGCGCGCCTCACACCTCCTGATCCACGCCCACCAGCGCCGGCGCGGGCCCCTCGATCACCCCGCCCCGCACATACACATGCTCGCCCACCGCTGCCTCGCCGCGGGCGTGGATCGTTGCGCCGTCGACGAGCTGCACGGTGACGCCGTCGGTCGTCACGGCGGTCACCTGGCCGGCGTCGAGGGGGGCGCCGGCGACGAGGGCGAGGAGGCGCTTATATGGGTTCCAGCTCATGGGTTTCCACCTTGATCGTCTGCCAGAGGTCGGGGAAGCGCTGCTCGAGCTGCACGGCGCGGGTGAGGCCGAGGTGCGTGTTGCCGCCTTCGGTGTAGCGCACGAGCTTGCCGGGGCGGATGATGCCGGTCTCGGGGAGCACGGGTAGGCGCAGGCTGATGTGGGCCTGGCGGCCGGTGTCGGCCAGCACCGCAAGGCCGCGAGCGCGGGTCATTTCGGGGGCCGTGGCGAGCGGGTCGACGAGGGTCGGCGCAGTGCGGTCGGCGGCTGTGCCGGCGCGGCGGATGCGGTCGCGGCGGCCGGACTCGCCGCCGGTGACCCACACGGCGTTGTACGCGGGCTTGTCCTGCCACTCGATGCCTTCGACTTCGCAGACATCCTCGGGGAGGTCGATGTCGGGCGTCTGCGCCGCCCAGTTCCACGGCGCAGCCGGGTAACGCGGCAGGACGATCAGCGTCTGATCGCTGTCGTGCGCCTGCACGTAGCCGCCGCCGGCCTCGGCGAGGCGGGTCGCGGCGTCCATGTAGGTGCCGGTGTGGCTCCATGCGCCTGCAGGCACGAGCCAGTCGGCGATGCGCCAGTCGAGCGACCAGCCGATCGACACCCCATTGACCGTGAGCGCGTCGGCGAGGAGCTGCTGCGCGGTATAGGCTGCTGTGTTGTAACGGGTAGCGATCGGGGCGTGCGGGTCGGCGAGCCAGGCGGCGCGGCTGCGGCCGGAGATCCGCAGCATGGATGCACCGAAGCGGCGGTCGCGCGCCATGCGCTCGACGACGAGGCGCAGCGGCGTGCCGTTGAGGGTCGCGATCAACTCGACGTGCTCGCCGAGCGCGGGCGAGCGGACGAGCGGCATCAGCGACGCCGGCAGGTTCGCAGACCAGCCCCAGCACCAGCTATCGACGTCGAGCGAGGCGGAGAAAGTCTCGACCTCGACGGGCTCGCCGGTGTCGGCGCGGACGAGCGCGAAACTGTTGATCACGAGATAGACCTCACGGATGGGGATGACAACGGTGCCGGCGGGGGTGTCGCCGCATACCCACCCGAACAGCAAATCGGCGCTGGTCGGGAACGGCTGGCAGAAGAGCAGATCCGGCGCGACCTCGAACGGCTGCGGGGGCGGGGTGACGGGGGGGACGAGGACGTAACGCCCCGGGGGCGGACGGCGGGCGTCTTGATGCTCGGGCGCGAGCCAGCGGCCGGCGGGGAGCGCAGGGCCGTGGGCGGCGTGTTGCCACAGGCCGCTCGACCGGGCAGCGGTGAAGCGGCTCGTGCCGCTGCGGCGCAGGCGCAGCGCGTCTTCATGTTGCGCGGAGCGGCGGACGCGCAGGCCGGCCGCCTCTCGATGGCGCGCGAGGATTTGGCGGCGGGCGTGGATCGAGTCCTGGTGCGGGGCGGCGCGGTGCGCGCGGACTGCGCTGCCGTCAGCATGACGGGACGTTGCCGCGGTGCGAGTATGTCCGGCGTCGCGATGGTGCAGCGCCGCCTGCTCCCCGGCCGGGGCGCCGTCCTCATGCCGAACGGCTGCGCCGACGGCGAGCGGCGCGGCCTGGTCGTGTGGCGCTCGCAATGCGGGGGCCGGCGAGCGCTCAGCTTGCTGGTGCGGCGCCGCGAGGTTGTGGGCGAGCGGGCGCTCGGTGCGGCTATCCCATTGTGCGGCCGCCCGCATTTGCAGCGCGGGGAGCGACAACGCCAGGGAGATGCGGCGCACCCGCGCAACGCTCACGGCGAGCTGCAGCAGCGGCAGCCCGACGGCGAGCGTTGCGCGGACGACCGACGGGGATGGCGCCGACGACGCGCCGAACAGCAAATCACCGCCCGCCGGAGGCGGGTCGGCGAACAGCAGATCGGGCGTCGGCGCGTCGCTCATCAGTAGAACACGCCGCTGACGATGCGCACGTACCCGCCGGCGTACACCGCGAGTGCTTCGACCTCGATCGGCGCGCCGGACCCCTCTGCCCCCACCGGACAGCGGATGTGCTCGGCGCCGGCGCCGTCGAGAATCCGCGCCCACGCGATCGTGCCGGTCGTCGATACCTGCCCCTCAGGCGCAGGCTCGACGATGAGCGTGAGGACGGCGAGCGGCGCGGGCGTAATACCGAGATCCGGCGCGGGGTCGCCGACGGTGCCGAGCGGGTTTGTAAGCGGGACGGCGACGAGGTGCGGCTCGGCCGGGGTCTCGCCGAAAGCCGAGGTCGCGGTCGCGGCGTAGAACAGGACGGAGGCGCCTGGGGCGACGGCATTCAGCACGGCGGCCGTGCCGTTGAGGCGCCCGGCGGCGAGCGCTGCGGAGATCTCGACCGTCATGGCATCGGCTCGGCGTAGATCGGCGCGGCGATCACGGCGTTGTGCTCGCCGGTGTGGTCGAACGAACAGACGGCAAACGCGACGCCGAGCGCGAGTCCGATGAATTCGTACTCACCGGTTATCGGGTCGCTCCACGTTTCGAGCGCGGCCGGCGCGGCGTTGTCGAGGGCGTCGTTCAGCGTCAAACGCACGCGGCGAGCGACGGGAGAATTCGGTGATCCGGTCTTTTGGACTGTTCCGGCTACCCGCCCGGGGCCGGGCGGGAGGCTCGGGGGGCGCCCGTAGAGCAGGCGCGTGGTCGCGGGGCCGACCGACGGCGCAGGCCCATCGCGCAACAGGGAGGAGACGATGCGCGTGTCTGTGTGGTTCATCGCCACGGCCCCGTGACGTCGAAGAGCGCCTGTCCCGATTGCAGGGTGTTAGCCCCGCTTGTGTATGTCAGTGCAGACATGCCGACCAATCTTCTTCCGGGGCGCACTGCGCCGGCGTCGATCAGCTGAAAATCGGAAATCGGCCGGGTATGCAGGAGCTGCAGGAGCCCGGGCATGAGCCCGCGGATGGAGCCAGATTCCAGCAGCCATACATCTGACACCACCAGTGCATTGTCGGCAGCGTTTGGGTATGCGGCCCCGCCGAAACCGAGCCTGTCGGACAAGCCACTCCCAAACATCGTCACAGGTGCCTGCGATAGGATCTGATGATAGGGGCGCGCAAGCGCTTTATGACCTGAGGACCATAGCGCGCCGAGGAGCGCATAGCGCATGAACGAGAGCTGCGTCGCGGTAGACGGCGATGATGTCGACCCGCTGAAGTCGCCTCCAACGGCGATCGTGTGATAGGCATCGCCCGGCTTAAAAGTGACCGTCTCGCCAAAACACCCCGCGCTCCCACGCGACGGATCGGAGCCGATCGGAGAAGTGATGACGTACACCAGCCGATCGTCAGCAACGATGAACCAGGGCCGGGCGGCGGTGCCAGCCGTCGAGTCGTACTTGAGCCACCAAGAATCGAGAAACACGTTCTCGACTGTCGCGATGCCCGTCATGCCCTCGCAGGCGCGGATTTTCGTTGCCGCGGCATTACTGCCGGTGTTCCACCCGGTCACCGTATTGGTGTCGTCGACCTGAAGGTAATGCCGATTGCCCAGCGCGGCTCGGTACGCGCGTCGATTGGTGTCCTGGAACGCGATGCCCCATCCCGCCGGCGCGAGCTTCGCGGTGATGGCGCCGGTCGCGGCCCCATTCAGCACGCCGGGCGCCTCGAAGGTGATGGCGTTGGCGGTAATGGAGAGCACCCGCTTTTCTCCATTGAGCTCGGCGGGCGTCGCGCCGTCTACCAATGCGACCGTATGCGCAGTGAAACTGTGCCCGGTCGCGAACGTCATCGTGGCGACCCCATCGGCCACTACGAGCGACGAGGCGGAGACAAGCCCCCAACCGTTGATGAGGCACGCATCGAGAACGCCTACAAGACTGCCCGCGCTCGCGTTGAGCACGGGCGCACCGGGCATGTTGCTGTGAAACCATTTGACCGAGGTCGATAGCGGCATGGGGGACTCCTGGAGTTACGGGCGATCGACGTCGCCGCGCGCGAGCAGCTCCCACGCGTCGTCGATCACGGTGGTGGCGCCCTGCTGCACGGTGAGCACGGCCCAGATGGGCGGTTGGGCGCCGACGGTGTTGAGGCGGATGACGTTGCCCGCGCCCCAGCCGATGCCGAAGCCGAGTGCGCTGAGGCGGAAGTACGGAGCCCCAGCCGCGGGATTCATCGGCGCGACGTCGCTCGATGTCGGGCCGGTGTAGATGACGCCGACGTGCTCGCCGATGACTTCGATGCTGGTGGTGTTGGTCCAGCGGATAACCCAGCGCTCGGTAATTGCCCCGGCGTTGGTCACGACCGGCGGGTACTGCGCGTCGTCGTAGCTCGCGGTCGCAGCGCTGCCTTTGATGCTGTCGGACCACGTCCCGTCCCAAGTCAGCTGATCGAAGATGTGCGACACGCGGGCGCGCTGGTCGCCCAGCATCAGCGCCGACGAAACCGTCGAGCCGACCGGGAACAGGTGCGTGAGCGGGCGGGTGAAGGTCACGTCGCCGGAGATCTGCACGTCGGAGACGCGGACCATGTCCTCGACGCGGCCGGTGATCGTCACGGGCTGCGGCCAGCCGGTGGGGTCAATGATGGTGACGACGCCGGCGTCGAGATCGACGCTCCAGCCGGTGCCGATGCCGAGGCCATCCGCGCCGACGATCCGCACGCGCGACAGGCGCTCGGCGCCGAGGTCGATCACCTGCGCGGCGGTCACCGTCTGCGGCGCGAGGGAGATGTCGCGCCCGAAGACGGCGAATTCGCCGGGGCGGAAGATCGGCACGCGGCCGTCGGACGGCAGGCGCACGGGGTCGAGGCCGAGCAGCGTCGCGTCGAGCGGCAGATAGCTGTAGGCGACGGCGTTGTAGCGGATCGTGCCCGGGTCGACGGGCTCGGCGAAGGTCAGCGTGACGATGCCGTACTCGTAATTGACGGTGCCGCCGACGCCGGTGCCACTGACGACGCCGTTACCGTCGCTGGTGCCGGTGAGCGTGTCGCCGTCGGCGCTGGTGGCGGCAACGTAGAGCGAGGCCGGGCGCAAGGGGGCGGAAGCCGCTCGGAAGGTCGCGGCGATGGCGGTCCATTGCCCGTAGCGCGTGAGGCAGGCGAGGACGGAGACGGCGGCGGGCGTGTCGTCGGCCCAGTACGTGAGGGTCGCTCGGCCGGTCGTGTAGTCGATGCTGCCGCTGGCAGTCGCTGCGCCGGTTGCGCTGTCGGGGTTGGCATAGAGGGTGCCGGAGCGGTCGACGTAGATCGCACCCGCGGCAGACAGCACGACCGAGCCGGGTACGACGGCATCCGCAACGGTCGTCGTCAGGTCGAGCACCAGGCCGACAGTCCCCGGGGCGACGGTCTCGGCAGTCACGGCTTGCGGGTCGTACGCGGCGGTGTCGCGCTCGACCGAGAGGGCGCCGACGGAGAGGACCGATACCGTCGCGCCCCCGCTCTTCCAGGCGGGCGGCACGCTGTGGTCGATCGTGCCCGGCTCCCAGTATTTCCAGGTGACGGCGACGCCCGAGACGAGGGTCACGACGCCGGTCGCGGCGGCGAACGTGCCGATCGTCTGCGCCGCCCAAGCCACGACGCCGGCCGCGCCCGCCGCGATAACGACTGCACCGTCGGCGGTGATGTCGGCGGACAGCGTCAGCGTGGCGACGCCGGCGACGGCCGGCGCCTGGGCGAGCAGCGTGAAGCGGCCCGCGTTGCGAAACGGAGCGGTTCCCGGCACCGTGAATTGCCCGCCTGAGATCGTCGGGCTGCCCGCGGCGAGCAGGTCCGCTCCGTTGCGCCAGGTGTAGGCGTTGGACAAGTTCGCGGCGCGGTCGGGCGGCGCGGTGAATTCGAGTTGAATCGCGCCGGTCGCGTAGTTGATCGTGCCCGAAACACCAGTGCCGGTGATGGTGCCGTTGGCGGCGGCGTCGGTCGCGGTGCGCGGCGTGCCGCCGACGGGATAGGTGATCGTCAGCGACCCCGGCACGACGGGCGCATGTGCGAGGGTGTAGTCGAGGCGCAGCGCCGTGGCGGCGTCGCCGGTCTCGCCCGCTCGGACAGCGTAGTGCGCGGGCGACGCCCACGACATCAGGATCGCGGTGCCGGCGTCGGGCAGCGCGCCGACGGTGATGTTGAGCGTGCCGGTCACGTAGCTGACGGTGCCGGAGCCGTAGCTCGACTCCGAGCCGGTGAGCTGGCCCGCGCCGTTGTCGCGCAGCGTGTACCAGCGGCCCTGCGCCATGTAGCTGAACTCGACCGAACCGGGCGCGGGCAGCGGCAAGAGCGGGACGACCCAAACGTACGAGCGGTTTTCCGGGGTGACGGCGACCTGCTTTGTGTGTGCCTGCTGTGGGGCCGCGGCGGCAGGCCGGTAGGTGACGTTCGCGGTGCCGGATGCCGTGGGTGCGGCGGCGCCGAGCGCGATCTCGCCGGTGGCGTAGTTGATCGTCCCCACCTCGGTGCTGCCCGAGCGCACGACGCCGGCGCCGTCGTCGGTCAGCGTGTAGCCGCCGAGCGCGAGCGAGAGCGAGCCGGGGAAGCAACCCGAGCGCAGCACGAAACGGCCCCCCGCCGCGATTGCACCGTCCGTGCTGTAGCTGATCGGGCCGGCGGCCGCGGGCATCATCGGGATACGGTCGCCTGCCATCGGCAGATCGACGAGCGGGACTTCGGTCTGCGCGCTCGGCACGAGGCGGGTGAATACGCTGTCGAGCCGCGCAGAGAGGTCGCCGATATTTGCGGCGGCCGTCAGTTTCGCGGCGCCGTAATAACGCGCGGCGTCGGCGACCGTGGTGTCGCGGATCTTCGTGCCGCTGCTCGCGCGGGTGTAGAGCCGGTTCGGCGGCGAGCCGGCCATGTCCTGGCGCAGCGCGTCGGAGAGCTCGGCGGTGACGACCAAGGCGGGGTAATCCACGACATTGCCGCCGGCACTGTACGAAAACGTCTGCTCCACAGACGAGACGTTGATGATGCGCACGTACTGGCGCTTTTCGGCGGGGAGCGCCTCGTCCTGGACGAGGCACAGTGTGCGGCCGATCGGCGGCAGCTCCGTGCCCGGGCGCTGGAAGATCTGGATGCTGCGCTGGCCGGCGATATGGTTTTCGAGGAGGTAACCCGACCACTCGGGGCCGGCGAAGAGATAGGCCTCGACGCGGTTCGCGGCGTCCGATCGGCGATCGAAGTAGTCGCCGGTGCTGAAGAGGCTGACGGAGACGTTGGGATCGGCGGGCGGTTTCGCGATAACGATGTTGGCGCCGAGGAGCTGGTCGGTGTCGGGCGTATCCACGGACAGGAAGAGCTTCCGCAGGCGCACCCGGCCGCCGGCGCGGTCGGCCTCGGAAATGTCGGGGAAGATCTCGTTGCTCGCGCCGTCGACGATGACCGTCGCGGTCGCGCGACCGCCGCCCTCTTGCACGTCGTCCATCACCTGCGAGGCGCGGAACTGGATGTTTTCGGAAAGGATGGGCATGCGTTACTCGGTAACGGTGACAAATCGGAGCGTCGCCAGCACCCAGTCGGCGGGCAGCGGGTCGGCGTAGTGGACGAGCGGGCGGGCTTCGAAGGGGCCGCCGTCGTGGTGACGGAAGACGACCAGGTGCGAGGCACCGCGCAGGGCGAGCGTTATGCGCTGGCCCGGGGTGTCGGCCCAGGTCTGCAGTTGCGCCATGTCGGCGCGGGTCATCCAGGCGGAGCGGTCGTCTTCGTTGCGGAGCGTGATCGGGCGGCCGGCTTGGCGCAGGGCGTACTGGATGATCGGCTTGCCGGTGAGGCCGCGCGTCATCGTCTGCTCGGTCGCGGCCCAGGCGAATTCGTCTTCCCAAAGGAGATCCGGATCGAGCGCGAGGACGGTCGTGCCGACGGTCAGGGTGATGCTCATGAGGCCCTCGACATGTCGGCTTCGAGTTGCTGGAGCAGGCGCGTGAGCGCTTCGGCGTCAGCGCGCGAGGCGGTGTTGATGGTCGTCAGGCGGCCGGCGCCGGTGCCGATCTCGACGCGGAAGGTTTCGGTGCGGGGCGGGTCCTGCGGGACCGGACCGACGGTGCGGGGCTCGTTGGCAGCGAACCGCTTCGACTCGCGCTCTTGCTGGATCTGGAGCTTGTCGAGCTGCCCGATGGTGCGGCTCATCGCCTTCATGAATTCTTTGTACGGAACGGCTTGGCCATTGCGGAGGCCGGCCCACTCGCGCTCGATCTGCTTGCGCAGTTCGAGTCCGCCGAGGCGCTCGGCGCGGGAGAGGGTGGCTTCCTGGCCCCAGTCCATGCGGCGGTACGATCCGCCGCCGGACGAACCGCCTCCGCTGCCTGTCGACGACGCGCTGGCAGTCGCTGCCCCCGCGGCCTGCGCGGCCTCTTCCGCTGCTTCGCCGATGTGGGCGAACCGCGAGGCGGTCTCGTCGGCGGCGGCGCCGAGGGCGGCGGTCGCGCGGGCGGCTTCGCGCATCGACGTGACGACGGCCTTACCGGTGTTGTCAGCCTCGACGCGCAACCCGTACATCGCGGCTTCTGCCTTCAGCGCCTCCGACGCGATCCCGCCGTTCGCGGCCACCGCGCGTTCAGCAACGATGCGGAAGGCGTTGGTGAGATCCTGCGCGGTGGCGTTACCACTGTTCCTGATGATGTCGAAGTCGCGGCGCGCGGCGTCAGCGGCCTGTTTCAGCGACTCGCTGCTAGCGATGCCCATGCGCTTGAACGCCGATTCGACGCTAAACGCGGCACGGTTCGCCGCCTCGGCTTCCGCGTCGAGGACGTTTGCGACTTCGCGCGCCTTTTGCGCTTCGGCGTCCTTTTCGGTAACGAGCTTCTGCAGGGTTTCGATCTGCGTCTGCTTGGCGGCCGTGAGCCCGCCGGTCTGCGCGGCTTCGGTCTGCAGTGCGACGATTTGGCTTTCGATGACCGAGACTTCGGCCGCGCGCGCTTCGGCGACCTGTTGCGCAGCGACGAGGTTGTTGTTCGCCGCAGTCGCGCGCGCCTCGAGGACTGCGATCTCGTTGCCGGTGAGCTCGGCGTTCTGGACGGCCGCGGCGCCTTCGAGGCGTTTCGCCTCGGCCGCCTTGACCGATAGCGCCGTGTATCGCTCCGCGCCGGCGGCCGCCTGTCCGTACGCGTTATTGATCGCGACCCACGCGGATTCGGCTTGCTGCGCCTGCGTGCCGGCCTGCGCCGCCGCGGCGCCGAGCATGCGCTGCTGTTCGGCGGCAATCGCGGACTTGTCGTTTGCCGCGGCAACCGCTGCGGCATGCGCGTCGACCGCGGCCGTGTAAGCGCCCCAGTCGCCGGTATCCAGGGCGCGCATAAGCCCGCCCCACGACGCTTCGAGGGATCCGGCCCGGTCGCCCAGTCCGTCCACCTCGTCGGCGAGCCATGACAGGAAGCCGCCGGTGCGGTCGCGCTTGTCCTGGCCGGCGTCGAGTGCGCGGGTGATCGCGTTGGTCAGCCGGTTCCAGCCGGCTTCCATCCCGGACACTTTCTCCGGCCCGGTGACGACGAGCGTCTTTTGCAGCTCGCGCTGCAGCGCCGGCAGCGCATCCTCGGCGAGGAGCCGGCCCTCGCTGACCATCTTGATGAGCTGTTCGTTTGTCAGCCCGAGGCCATTGGCGAGCGCCTGCAGCGCGCCAGGCATCGCCTCGGCGAGCTGGCCGCGCAGCTCCTCCATGCTGATGACGCCCTTGCTCGCCATCTGCGACAGGGCCTGCAGCGCCAGTTCGACCTGGGCGGAGCTGCGGCCCATGCGCCCCATCGACGTCACGACGGCGTCGAACACGTCGCGCGTCTTCTGCCCTTCGAGCGCCGAGCCGCGGGTCGAGGCGGCGAACGACGTGAAGCCTTGGGCCATGCGCTCGAACGCGACGCCGTTGCGGTCGGCGAGCTCGCGCAACCACCCCAGCTGTTCGCGCGCCGACAGCGCGGGCGTGGCGATGGTGCCGAGCGCACGGCTCAGACGCTCAGTCTGAACGTTCGCATCGATCAGCGCGCGCACGCCCTGGTCGAGCGAGAACGCGGCGGCAATCGCACCGGCGAGCGGGCGCAGCTTCGTTGTAAGACCGTCAATGTTGGCGCTCGCGCGGCCGACCGATTGCGTGAAGGGATCGACGGCGCCGGACATCTCGCGCTTGAGCGCGTCGATCCGAACCTGTGCGCGTGCGAAGGCGCGGTCGAACTCGGTGCCGGAGACTTTGGCATCGCCCGCAAGGCGTTGCAGCGCCTGCTGGATGCCGAGGATTTCGGCCTCGATCGCATCAGACGAGCGGATGCCGATACTCGAAAACGCGTTGCTGACGCCGGCCGCGATTGCACGGGTCTGCGCGTCGTAGCGCTTCGCGGCGACTTCCGCTTCGGCATAGCCGCGTTTTTCGGCCGCGAGCTGCTCTTGCGCTGCCTGCGCCATCTTGGCCTTGGTCGCGGCAACGATGTTCGCCAGGCGCTGCTCTTCTGCCGCGTGTTCACGTAGCTCCCGCGCGCGCTCCTCCTCGGCTTCGCGGGCTTTCCTCAGGGATTCGGTTTGAGCGCCGATTGCGTCTTTTGCCGCATCAAGATCCGAGACGAGCTTTTGCTGTGCCTCGCCGAGATTTTTGACGTCGACGCCCAGCTCGGCGGCAGCAGCCCTGGCAGAGCCCAGAGCACTCTTGTTGCGATCCCACGCCTTTTCCGCCGCATTAAGCTGGCGGTTCGCTGCGCCGAGCTCCTTTTCGAGCAACCGCATCGCTTCGCGGTTGGCTCCCGCGCCCCGGGCATCGCCGAGCGCCTTGTCGAGCACTTCGACCTCGCGGCGAGCATCCCGGACGGCCGCATATGCGGCTTTGGCAGAGTCGATCGCGGCCTGCAGTCCGTCGATGCGAACTTGCTGCCGATCCAGGCGGCGGATTTCCTGCGCCAGCGCCTCGAACTTCGGGGCCGCATCGCCGCCTTCGGTCGCAAGCTTTTCCAGTTCGGACGCGAGCGCCGCAACCCCCTCCTTGCCGGAGGTTTCTGCGATCAGACGGAGTTTTGCGACGAGGTCTGCCATGGCGCGCGGTCGGGTGGGGACCGGCCCATGTTCGCGCGCGCGCGAAAGCCCCGGCAGGGGAAGTCCTTCCGGGGCCGGGTGGATTCAGGCGGGGTGATCAGGCGACAGACTCAAGCCCGCCGGCGGCGGGCTTTGATCTGGCGTCTGGCGTCAGGTCAGCTCGGGGAAGCGCACTTCGAACGGGCTCGTCTTGCCGGTCGGCGTCACGGTCTTGCCCTTCAGCGTGATCTGGCCGAAGTCCTCGGCCTTGAAGTCGAACTCGCCTTCGGGCGCGAGCACCGCCTCGAAGACTTCGCACTCGGCGTCCGAGCCGTCGACGAGGTTGCGCCCGTCGAGCAGCAGCCGGCAGCGCAGCTGCGCCTTCGTCGCGCCCTTAACCGTCGAGCCCGACACCGCGTTGTAGGCGCCGGAGACTTTCAGGCTCGCCGCGTCGGCGATCTGGCCGCCGGCGAGCGGACGGACCATGCCGAGGCGGTAATTGACCTCGTAGTCGGTGCCGTTCGTGTAGGTCGTGACGCCGTCGCTGCTCTTGACCGTGAAAGCCTCTGTCGCGAAGTTGCGCTTGCCGAGCGGGATCCAGTGGCCGAGCTTCGCGGTGATCGCCTGGTCGGCGATCGAACCGCTACCCTGCACGAGAGCCGCCTGCGTGCCCATGAACGCGAGCTTGATGTTGTCCGCGTTCACCTCGTCGAGGACGACCTCGATCTCGGGCGACTTCAGCAGCGCGACCGACGCGATGATCTGCCCGCGCGTGCCGCGGCCGCGCGATTCCTTTTCCTTCAGCTCCGACTGCGCGCCGATCGCGAACTTTGACGATTCGCCCATCGGCTTCCAGCTGTTCCACCAGGACTGCGTGTCGTCGTCCCAGACGTCGAAGAGGACGTCGCCCTCGCCGAGAAAACCGCGTGCAGTGCTCATTGTGTGTTGCTCCTCTTCAAAGCTTTTCGACCTGCACCGGCACCTGGGCGGCGAAGGTCAGGGGGAAATAGGCGAACCCGCCGGAAAACACTGGGCGCGGGCCGTTCGCGAGCTTGAGCGGGCGCATGCGATCGACGGGGCGCCAGCCCATCAGCGCGGCGAGCACCGGGCCGACGAGCTCGGCCGCGGAAGCGCGCAACACCGCGGGCCCGTCGCCGCGCTGGCTCGCGCCCTTGACGACCGCGACGACGATCCACGTCTGCTCGGTCGAGGCGGTGCGGCCGTTCTCGGATGCCTCGATGACGCGGTAACCGCCGTAGATTACGTGCAACGCTGGCGCGGTCTGGCTCCGGGCCTCGACGTCCGCGAGATCTTCGGCCGCGAGCACCGAGCGGGCCGCGGGCACGGTCGCCTTCAGCCGCGCGAGGATCAGCGGTTCGAGGCCGAGGAAGTCGATCGGCGACGTCACGCGAAGCCTCCCCCGAACACCTTGCGGCCCGGTTGAATGACTTCGGCGAGCGCTGCGCCCGCCGTGCCGTTGCTCGCGGCCGCGGCGCCTGGCAATAGCGCGCGCCCGGCGGCGACGTCCTTCAGCCAGCGCAGCGCGTCCTCGTAGCGCGTGCGCACCTCCTCGGTCACGCGCACCCCGTGCAGGCGGTAGCGCGCGACGTCACAGGCGACGGTGACCAGGTGCGCGGGCACTGGCACGACCGGCAGCGCGTAGCGCACGCCGAGGTACGCGTCGATCTCGCCGGCCGCGTCGGCGATCGCCGCCTGGGCGACCGCCTCGACGACGGCGCCGGTCCGCGGCTCGTCGCGGTCGGTGAGGTCGATCAGCTCGTCCTCGCCGAAACGCGCGACCAGGTCGGTGACGGTGGCGTAGGCCATCGCGTTACTCGTCGCCTGCCGGCATGCCGCCGGTAACGGCCAGCACGATCAATTCCGGCTCGGCGAAGAGCTGCAGGATCTCGTCGTCGCTGAACTCGTCGGATCGAACCTCGACCGCTTGCGGCCCCCACCGCCGACCGCAGCGGCGGAAGCCGTCCGGCGAGCGCGAGGTGACGCGCAGGTGGGTGACGTAGGACGCGATCGGGACGCCCTGTCCCGGCTCGCCCGCGAATTGCTCAACCGTGCCGGCGATCGACGCCCGTTCCCCAGCCTCCGCGATGCCAAGCCAGTCCGGGGCCACTTTCTCCGCCCCCGGCAGCAGGTCACCTTCCAGCGCAGCGACTCCGCCCCCCTCCGGGGGAGGATTCCCGGTCATAAGCGGCTGGGCGTCGGACTGATCGTGAGACGTGGGGGCGACAGCGCCAGCCGCCGCCCCGTCCGTCGACACGACCGCATCGTCTGCCTTCTCGGCTGCGGTGGTATTCGGGGTGCCGGGGTCCGCGCCCCCGGCTGCGCCCGGCCCGCGAAGTCGGCCGGCTTGGGTTTCTTTCGTCTTCATGTCTTAGGCCAGCCAGGGCGACACGATCAGCTTCGCCGTGCCGCGCCAGACGTTCGTCGCGCCGCTGGCGTTGCGGTCGGCTTCGAGGAGCTCGCGCGCCTTCGCCTCGTTGCTGGGACCAACGACGAGATGCGTGCCGGTCACGCC